TTTTTCGAGATTACAGTGTCCTCACCCGTATAATCTTTTAACGTGAACGATTTTGTTGAATTATCCAACAAATACGGAACCGTGATTTGATTATCTTCATGGTATGGATACCTCTCGTATGGTGAGAATGACCTCATCAATTCTAAATGTCTTTCTCTACTTGATATTTGACTACCTCTTAAAATATCAATAAGAAAGTAATCCTCCCCCGTTAAATTTTGTATTGTTTCAAATTCTCGTTTACCAAGTTCATTTAAGGTTGGTCCGTTGAATGTGTCATATAACGTAATTAGTTGTGACCTCTCATAGATTTCATATAAGAATGAATCTAAGTTTTTATCACTATAAGGACTACCAGGTAATACATCAAACGTAGATACTCTGTTAGTACTTTTTTCTTCGTTATTACTATCTCCAAATTCAAACCTAATTGAACTTGTATCAGATTCATTACCACCTTGATTGTCGGTTCTTTGTGTAGATACCGCAGCATATTCTTCTACAAATTGTACTTCAGGCCACAACGTCATATCATCTGATCGTAACTTCTGTATTAAATCCGACTCCGCTGGATATGCAAGTACTTTAGTTGTTCCTGTACTTTGTTTTTTAATCTCAGGCCACGGATAAATTGCATCACCCACACTTTCATTGGTGAATCCTTTAATTATGGTTTTTCTTTCTTCTGAGATGTTGTACGCCTGAAGGTGAACACTTTTCAATAGTCTGATGTACGTATCTGCTGATGCTAATATTATTGCAACAATATTTCGTATTGTGGGTTCAAATCCAATACCGTCTTTACCTGAAATTACTTCATTCATTTTGAACTCAACCCCATCTTGTAGTTTCGTTAGTTCTTCCTGAAATGAATTGGAAATCTTATACATATCATCAAACAATTTATCAATTGCAACAGTAACTTTACCAGCACCATTAGTTGTTGAATAGTAAGAACCAATATCTTTGATTGATTGGTTAAGATTTATTGATAATTTTTTAAAGTCCGCAGTCGTCTTTTGAGTTTCTTTTCCAAAGATTTCACTACTTTTTAAACTTTTTAAGTTTTGTAATATGATTGATTCTAACGTTCCTCCTTTACCCTCACCAATTATACTTTCGGTCGTGTTGTTGTTTGTCTTTGTTAAATAGAAATGTCTATGTAGTGGATCATCACTTCCTGTTGGTATAGCTATAAATTCGGGGGTTAAGTTTTTTGTTTGCCACGCTTGTACTTGACCAAAAAACCTTCTAAGTTGGTCGGACATTTCTTTTGATGCCACAAATATCTTCATGTCCACAACCTCACCAAATATTTTCTTTTCTAATATTGGATCTAATCTTTTTGCAATGTCAATCACCTCTTTTAGAGTTTTGACTGGCATGTCATCATCAATTAATCCCTTTCTCTTATATTCCTCAAAGATGGACTTAAGTGTAAGATACCCTTTAGATGTTTTAGATATTACTTTTGTAACCTCACCCGTTTTTTCATTTGTTTTGGTATCTTTCGTTTGTTCAATACCATACATGTAAGGTGCATTTAATATACCCTTTAATGGGATATCACTTAAATACGCGTAAGTCGATCCAATGAATACACCAACACTTTCAAAGTTCCCATTACCATCATTGTATGATGAATTAAAATCGGTCATATGAAGTCTATACCTCATTGCTTTACCATAAAACCCTTTTACTGTTAAGTAAAATATTGGCCATGGTTGGTGAAAGAATGCTTGGTATGGTGAATTTTTTGGTGATTCAAATAAGGTTTTACCTCTTACATCTACAAACTTTATAGTAACTTTAGGGACAAAATTTGTACCTCTAACTTGGATATCAATACTTTGTATTCCAAACGCCTGTCCTGTGTCATCAATAATGTCGGCCCTTTTAAATTCCGAATCTCTCCTTGGATTATAAGTGTCGGTCCATGTTGTGTCTAAGTATTCACTATTTTTGTTCTGTAAGAAGTTTAATGTTCCCTCAGCGACTGACGAAAGTGTGTTTTGTTCACCACTAACTAAAGTTGTTCTTGGTATAAGATCAGCTTCAAGATTCACATAATAAACATAGTTTTCTGCGTTTGTTGCCCTTGGTTCCACAATACCATTAGAAACGGTACTGTTCGGGTCAATTAGAATTAAATTATTCTGATCGACCTTTACTAATATTTTTTCATTATTTGTGAGGTCGTTATTCGCCATAATATAAGTTGTACAGTTCTACACTCCTTTTATATTCTTGTAATGTATTAACAAGTGGGAATGGTATTCTTAAAAGAAAGTTATTTGGTATCTCAAATTCAATACTACCCGCAGTTGGATTTGCTTGTAAAATTAACCAACCAAACACAGGTGTTCCATAATACTCCTGAGAGATCTTATCCAACCTGTTCTTACCTCTTTTAAATTGTACATACTTATCTGAGGACGTAATTTTGATTTCAATACCTGGCACAATTTTAAAGTCACCATCGTTCTCAAAAAACTCGTATCTGTTAAAATATTGTCTACTCATTATTTCTCGACTTTAGTTGGTTTAAAATTATTTAGTGTACTTCCCAAAGTTGTTACCTGATCTAAATGAATCTTTTCTAACATTTCTTTCTGTGTTCCATCTGTTATATCCGCAGTACTTGAAACCGTAAACTTAAGTTCACTATCACCCTTCAATTTCTTAAACCTACTTAGGTTTATTTTCTCAGGTTTAGTTGTCTTTATAAAACTTTTAACTTTTCTTTCAATTCTTTTCTTTATGTTATCACTAAAAAGTATGTCATCTTTGTAGATGTCAGTTATACTTGTAAGATCATTCTCCTCAGATAATAATACGGATAATAAATCACTAAGTATAGTCACATTCACACTTAGTGAGTCGAAATTTATTGTTGTGTCTAAGTCCTTTATGAATTTATCACTATTCTTGTCAAAGAAATCAACAAATATATCATACTCATTGTATAGTGTTGAAAAGGTAAAACCTGAAAGTGTTGCTTGTGTGTAAGTCTGATCTTTAATCTGACCATCACCCACATACTTAGTTAAATAATTTAATTTATCTAAACTTTCAATAACCAAATTCCTTTTTGATTTAACATCATTTAAACTTCCAACCGCCTCATCTAATTTTGATACAACCAACTCTTCAAGTTTAGGTCTTAGTATTGTATTCGATCTTTCAATCTTTTCGGGTGAAAGGAAATTATCAAACTTGAACATTTCTGATACGTCTTCTGTTAAAATTGCAGAAACCATACTCGTTTTAAGTTCGTTAATTCTACTGTTCAACTCTGTGGTTGACGTGTATTCCCCTAACATCTTAATTGTTCTTGTTCCAACGTTTGATGTGTTAACCGTAAAGGTGTTTATTGACCTATATGTTGGTGATAAAAGTAAACTATGTACCTCAGGACCAAATTTAATTAATATGTCGTCATAAGTCGTTTTAAACGTTTCAAAGTAATCTTCATATTGTTTAGCCAAATCAGTTACTATATTTTTATAACTAATTGTTTGACCTGTTGGTTCAACTGTTGGAACCGTAGGGTCTCCCTCAGATTCTTGACCAGTAGACGCATCCTTATCCACTTCTCCAATATAAACACCTTCGTTAAGTACTGGAACTGAATCACTATTGTCACCTGATGGACTTTGGTTAATTGTGTTTGCTCTTTGTAATGAATCTAAGAATTCTTTTGTAAATTCTTTAGCGTCTACCCCACCTATTGTTGAATTAGTGGAAACCGATCTTGGGTCATACATTTCTGTATTTGCAAAGAAGTTAGATGATAATGCATTTTGTAATCGTTCAACAGGTTTTTCAAGACCTTGACCACCAATAAAGTTAACTTGTAGTGTTACACTCGCAATCATTGGTTGAACTCCGATACCCTCAGGATTTAAATCCCATGGTGAGTCATCGTATGAAATATTTACATCTCTTATTGCAATTTTAGAATGATAGAAATCACCTATTCTCACAACACATATTGGTGGAGGTCCAAAACTTGTGTTCCTCGCACGTAAGTCAGCATCATTTGCAATACCTTTAATTGGTATAGTATCTCCTGGTCTTACACATTGTAGTAAGAAATTAAGTCTACTATTTAAACCTTCAGGTGTTGTTGAATGAAATGCTGGATGAAAATATTTTAATTTTTCAGTTAAACTTTTAAATGTATTTGGTGAATCTTCCTCAAGTACTTTAAAATAGTAACACTCCGACAATGTTTTCATGATGATTTTCTTCATCATATCAATTGGTGGTTTCTTAACCTTTGGTTGTTCTACCGTTCCATCAGGTGTTAATTTATATTTTGGTATTTGATCAGGGTCGTTAGGGTCTTCAGGTTGTTTGTCGTTAGCAACAATTAACATAACAACACCCGTATATCTACAATAAAATGTTATAGGTGCGGATTTCTTTAATGCGGAAGAACTTTGAATATTTTTATTATGACAGTCAATATTTGAAGATCCACCACCACCACTTAAACCACCCAAAGTTGCGTCGTCAACATTCTCACCAAAACTTTGTCCCTTAAATACGAGTTCACCCTCAATACCTTCATATCCTAAGTCAGTAAATTTATACACGATAGGTCCAAAATCTTTTGGTCCTGTTCCCGCACTGACTTCTGTTGGCCACTTAACTGATGTATTGTTACCTGGTTTTTCAATTTGTTTTAAAATGTCCTGAACAACAGAGTGTGCTCTTCTCATTGAGAGGTAGACATTGTAGTCGTCATCAGCAACTGAGGATGTACTTGATTGTAAACCAAACGTTAACAATTTAATTTCTTTATTCTCAAGTCTTGTTTGTATTTCAGTTAACTTATTTGAATACACTTCGAAGTTTGTGTCCAACTTACTAAACGCCTCAGTTAATTTACCTTTAGTTAGATTTATTTGGGCTGGTGTTCCTGTTACTGTCTCATCACCATAAATTACCTTTTTGTCATTTTTCTTAGCAGCAGTTGCAGTTCCTGAAAATAAATTAGTTAAACCACTATCTAAGTAACCCTCATATTCTGTTTGTGAATATGAATTTTTAATGTCACTATACAAAACAGTGGTGTTTACATCTTTAGATCCCGACTTTCTTGGGTAGTCATTTGGGAAGTATAAAGACACTTCAAGTTTTTCTGGTGATTGTTCAACTGGTGTACTATCAAATTCTATAATTTCAGCATCTTCAGTAATTACTTTATATTTTAATATTTCTTCCTCTGTTCCACCACCTTCTAAATAATTTTTGATTGCGTCCGCATCATCTTTAGTTATTGTTGTGTATGTTCTAATTAACTCATAGAAATCAAGTTCCTCACAACCCGCAAAAAATGCGTTAATATAATTATCAGATTCTTCATCTGACATACCTTTAAAGTGTTTCTGTACCAATAAATTCAAAATACTTGGGTGATCGACTACAATTTTAAACTGTATCTGTCCTGATCTTGTAGTGTTTTGGTATGTGTATATTGGTTCAGGTCTCCCTAAGAAACTGTTTTCTTCCCACCTTGCACTATTTTGTTCAGTTACTTTTAAATCGTATGGTGGAAACCACATAACTCTACCTCCGTTAGGTCCTCTTTCACAAAATGGTAAATCACTTACCATAAAACCTGGCATGTTAGATGTTTTCCAAGCTAAGTTCTCAAGTGAGAACATATATTTTTTTGCTACATAACCATCTCCCGCTTTTACAATATTGGTTGATGATGCGAATGCAGTATCAGGGTCACCATTCTGTCCATTGGACATTGGTGCAATATTTAAATTCCACGGTGTAGTCATAACACTTGAATCGAACTTTCTAATATTTCCCGTTCTTTTCATTGTGTCGGACATATTCATGTAAGACCTATCTTTAGTCCAAACCCGACAATACTCAACCCCACCTTCATCACCACTAAATTTATCCACATATTTAATTGCGGATCCTCGTGACATTAATGTATTCCCTTCTCTAAAGATTCTACTTGTTTGATCAATTGCATTTGCAACATGACCTCTTGCTGCACCACCATCTGACGGCATTGAATTAAGAAGTTGTTGTGTTTTATCTAATATAGAATCACTTCTAAATGAATATGAGTTAGATAAACTCTGTTCGAACTGTGATCTTTCACTATTAAATTCTTCATTGTTCGCCCCTAACTTATTTTTTGAATTTGTACTGTACCAAGTAAGTTTACCTCCGATTTGACCACCTTCTGATATGTTTCTTTTTATTTCAAATAGTTCTGTTTGAACAGGATCAAATAATAAACTAAGGTAGTAACTACTTCTAATGACATTTTCATTGAAATCGTTCATTGCGTAGTTTACATCCTCACCTCTATCATCACCAATATACGCTTGTCCCGCAGGTGCTCCCGCTCCTAATATATCATTAATTGCGTCCCCAATTTGATTAGGAAAATTAAATAGTTTTGATGATTGTTGTGATCTTGCAGTTTTAGTGTAGTTCGGTGCATATGTTGAGAATCTTAAATTATCAAAAAGTACCGCCTTTTGACCACCACCCATATATTCGATCATAAGATCTGATGGTTTTCTACTTGGTTTTGGTCTTCTTTGTATTCCTAATAAAGACCCCAACGCACCTGTGATATCTTGGAATACCCTACCTAAACCTGTTTGTGCTTCAGGTCTATTAACTATTGGGTTTCTTGGGTTTGTTAAATAATCACCCGGTATTTCACTCCATGGGAATTCAACACCCGCAACTGTTTGTACAAAATCAATTGCTTTACCCGCTAAGGTTTTTGCAACAGTAATTTTATAATTTTTCTCAATTAAGTCTTCTCGTCCTGTTATTAGATTGATAGCCGTAGCCGTATTCCCATTTAGAGCGTCTATTAATCGTACCCTCCCGTATGTTGCAGCAACTAAATTTTGTGTAATTCTTGCGAGAACAGGTCCTTGTTTGTTGTTTTTAATGTTCCAAGCAGCAAACTGCATTAGTTTAGATTCCGACTCATAGTCGTCGGTAGTCATAATACTAACTAAATTATTATATGTTCCTGCGGTGTAATAAGGATATAATCCCAAATCACTAAAACCAACTAAGTTTCTTAAATCCGTAACAGTACTAAACTCATCAGCACCAAAAGTATTAAGGTTCTCGGGAACCGCTAAATAGGTTTGTAAGTTAGTTTCAACATCACCTGGATCTACATTTGCGTCGTCTCTTAATGTTTCAACAGAGTACGCACCACTATTAAATGTTTGTGGTCCGTTAGGTTGTTGTAGAGTTCTCGCAAGTATAGAATCTCTAAACATCTTCGTTGAATTAAAATCTAAGTAACTTGGCATATCTTATTTTATTAGATAAATAGATTCAAAAGTAAAATTTGATAAGTTTTATGGAGTATAACTACGTTCGTCACTCTTCATTAAATCGGCCCAAAATTGAGGATTACTCTGTAGTTGTCTTTGGTATGCTCCCATTGCAGAGTCCGACTTGATGGTAATGGTTTGGGCTTGAGTTGTATTTGATTGACTCTCCATTGATTTATTTTGTTCTTGTTGTGATTCTTTAATTTTGTTGGCTGATTCGTTGGCCTGATCTAATATTGCTCTTACACCCTCCATTTTGTCTTTAATAAATGCACCCGCAAAGTCAGATCCTTTATCACCTTGGTTACTTAACATGGTTCCTATATCTTTAGAATCCATACCAAATAATGCTTTAACCGCAGAATCTCCTGTCTTAGCACCTTGGATTCTCATAATACCTAAAATGTAGTTCACATCTTTCATAAGATTTTGAACCGCATTTGCTTGTTGTCTAACAATATCTTCAGGTGACATTGCTTTAAACTCTTTTTGGTATTTCATTAACTCTTGAGCAACCGTGTCAGTCATTTCAGACACCTTGAATTCGGACTGACCTAACCTCTTCTGAAGTTCAGGGTTTTCAATTGCAATTGTCATTTCCCCATCTTTCATTTGGGAAATATTTGTAAGGAATCTTTTTGTTTCTTCAGGAACATCAATCCCCGACATGTCGTTCATTGCTTGCATTCTTTCGTTACCCGCAATTGCCCCCTTAGTAAGTTCAGATAATGAGATACCTGTCGCATCTGCCATATCCTTAGCCTTTCTAAGATTTACACCTACAACTTCGAACCTTCCCGTTTCGTTATTAAACGTAGCGAGACTTTCTGTGGATTTAAATATTGCATCTTGTAGACCTTCAACGTTGTTAGTTGCCATATACATCATTTCGAGAGGGTTATTTAATGCTCCCATAGCACCACCAACCACTTGTAGGTTAGCCGCCATTTCAAGTGCACCTTCAGGTGAAAATACTTTATCTGCAACTTGGAAGACACTATCAACACTCATTCTAAATTCTGTTGATTTTCTTACCATTTCTTCTAAACCTCTTATTCCCTTTTGGAAACCAAATTGATTTAGTTTATCTACATTATCTTGTAAACCTTTAATTGTTGTTTGTGATTGTAACCCAAGTTCCAAAGATTCTTTTCCCGCATCCCCAATTGCTTCAGCCGCACCAACAGCACCAATACCAACATCTTCAAATGATTTGTAAGAACCCGCAAGTTCTTTCATTGTCATTCCAAACGCAGTTGCTATTTGAGCCGCTTTAACTTGACTTTCACTTGATATGAACGCAAATTTTCCCGAGTTTTCAACCATTTCTTTAGTTGACTCGACAACATCACTCACACCAAGACCCAATTTCTGTAATTCAGGAATTGTATCATTTAATGAATCTCTAAAATCTTTTGAAAATTGACCAGTTAAACCCATTTCTTGGTTTATCTGACGTAACATATATACCTGTTCTTTGGCGTATGTTTCAGTTTGATTTGACGCCACACCTTGTAATCCCGAAAAGAACTTTTCTATAGGGTTATCCCCTTCTTTTTTTGCCTGAGTATATAATTCGGCAAACTTCTCGATTGATGTGTTACTATTAACAGACGCGTATTGGTCAGTATCCGCAGATGCTTTGATTGCTTTAGCAATCATACCATCATCTTTACTCCCATTTCCATTACTTTCTTCTAAATCTGCTTGTTGTTTGGTGACCGCAATCGTCTTTGCGGTGATTTGNTGTTGAGTAGGTGCTGGGTTTTGTTTAGAAGCCCAGTCATCTACTATATCTTGTATCTTTTTTGAATTTACCGCCATATTGATAAATATTAAGACTGTGGGTTTTTGAGCTCTAAGATTTTTTCAATGTAGTACTTTCGTTCAAAAACCGGCATATCAAGAATATCTGTGTGTGTAAAACCGTTTTGAACTAAGAATGTGATCTCCGTAAGCCTATTACTCCTATAATCCGTAGAAAGGACGAAAAAACTCCACCCCGAAGTTTACGTTGAACGTAACTTCTTCTCCTGATGGGGCGTAAATTGTTCGGGACAAATCCACCCCAGGTTTATTATCTCTTACGTATCGTCTAAATTGTTGTGAATCTGCAATTGGCATTGTTTCAATAAAATTCCTAATATTCATAGGGTCTTTATTTCCTTTTACCGATTTAATCATCTTCTCTAATCTCTTTGTGACGATTGGTGCGGTACCAAGACCATTCCAACTATTGGTGATTTCATTTAATTCTTTCTCATCATTAGGTGTTAAGAAATTAAATGTAACATCAACCTTACTTTTTTCTAAGAAATATGGGTATTGTCCGTTCTCATCTTCAACTAAGTTGAATTCTTTGTATGTTAGTTCTGATAAATCAATTACCGTTTCAAATTCTTCTTCTGTTTTTGGATCGATTAATCTCATTCCAATCTCAGGTCCGAATGCGGTATTACGTAGAAAGATAAGAATTGCTTGTCTATCTTCTTCAACCATATCTCCAATTGCAACTTCTTTAGTAAGAACTTTTCTTTTAAGTAACTCATTAATCACTTCCCCACTTTGAATTAAATTTGGTGAAGACAGGATATTTTCATCTGCCGCAGTTAAATAAGCAACTTTGACGGATTTTGTTCGATTAGGGTACATAATACCTCGACTCGGCAACTCAACAACATCATAACTGATGTTTGGGTCTATGACATATTCACGTTTATCTTCCATATTATTTAATAGTAACGAATAAATACACTAAAGTAAAGTTTAAACAAAAAAAAAGGGACCATAGTTGGTCCCCTTAATATATTTGACAGATTATTTTATTAGTAAACTTGGATACATCTATCCATTCTCAATGTACAATCAATTGTTGCAAGTGCATCATTGTTGTAATCTAATTCACCAAAGTTCAAATCTTGCATGAACGTACCTTGAAGAATCCATTTCTCAACCACAACACCAGTTGGGTCTAACATTTCTAATTCAATATCTTTTTTATACCCTGCAGCGTAACCCATTCTACCTGTTACAGATTCTGCGTGTAATCTAAACCATTCCATTAACGCTTGTGACGCTGATGGTCCGATTGGATCTTTAAATTTAACTCTTAGGGTATCCCACGTAAATCTACCAGCAACATAAGTTGAGGTATTTAAAAATGGTATTTCCACCGAGTTTATTTTAGCACTCGGTCTTGCCGCCGACGTTACATACCATTCATTGATTCCCAATGATGATGGAAATCTAACGATAAATCGGTTAACTCTTTTCGGTTCGTAGGGAACCGGCATTTTCATTAATAAATCTGCCATGTCTTTATATTTGTTTTCTTTTAGTTATTCTTTATTATAAATATCTCTGTTAGTGAAATATTTTAAAATTTATTATCAATTAAGTTGACTTTGTCAATTTTATTACGTATTTTTTATTTACCCAGTAATACTGGTAGCAAACTTTAAAAGATTTATAAGTTAATTATATAATATATATAATTATTATTTAAATATCAATTATTACTTGCATTACACTGGCATTATACTGGGTGTCATCTCAATTTTTACTTAGAGGGGGAAATACTACAATGTATCTCCCCTTCTTTTTTTTTATTATATATTCTCAAATGATGCTCCTGTTGGAGTTATTAAGAATTCAACATCTATAAATTCAAGTGCTCTTGTTGGTTTGATATAAATCTTACCTCTAAGTGTGTTAGCATCAATATCTTCTGGATCATTTGATACAACCACACGGAATTCATAAAGTCCTCTTTCTTTTTTAATCGACTCCAAAATAGGATTAACCAATCTTAAGAACTCATTTCTTACTTGTTCGTCATTTTGTTCAAATAACAATCTAACCGCAACTGCTGAAATTAATTTTCTTGCTCTTAACAATAATCTTCTTACGTTGATTCTATCAAGTGCGGATTCTCTAACCTGTAGAGTTTTGTTACCCCAAATAATAGTACCTGTGTCTGAGAATGTTGCAATTGGATTAATTCTTGCTTTATATAAGTCATCTCTATTCTCTAAAGTAAGTTTTTTCTTCGCTTTAATCGCGTTTACTAAACCTCTTGAGTAACCCGCTACTGCGAACCATGGGTAAGATACATTATCTGTTAGTGCAATATTCTTTAGAACCTCACCTGTTGGTGGTAAGTATATCTGTGTTGCATTATCAGTGTCACGTACTTGAATCCAAGGCCAGTAAGTGGCTGAATAGTTAGTGTCCATTTCTACAGTGTCCAATTGATCAATAATTTCATCAACCGTATCTGTGTTAGGTGGGTTCATAATATAAAGTGAATCTGCTCTATCACCTTCAATCATCTCTATTGTGTTGTTAACCAATGAACTGTGGTTCAAAAAGTCAATACCTGGTGTTGCAAATATGTTAATATCAACCGACTCAGGATTAGAGAATGTTTCAATTGCTTGTAAGTAAGCGTAGTAATCAGAATTTCCAATATCAGTACTAAATACACCACTATTGTTCGTGTCACCACTTACATATGTATTTTTACCGTAGATGTAACCATCACTATTAGTTCTCGTACCTCTGTAGATATCCCAACCATCAAATCCACCACCCATTGCTAATGTGAATTTTCTATATTGTTTAGTTTCCAATAAACCTTTATTAGTACCTTCTAAATCATATGATGTAGTTTTGTACGTAGTATCTCCCGTAATGGTCGATGCATTTGTTGATAAGTGAAAACCGTAAGTTACATTAGAGGTTGTGTTACCTTTATATTCTAAGATATCACTATCGAAACCAATCTGTGACGATATACCAAGAGAAACTTTTCTTATTTTATCTCCGTTCGAGATTTTACTCTCACCGTTAGCAGTATAACCTGTTACGGTACCCGCTACATTGTAATCTGTTTTATAAAGTATACTACCTTGAATTGTATTACCTTGAGAATGAGAAGTATATCCCTTAAATCCCGCTGGTACTGCATCTACAGGTGGGTTTACCGATAAGTTTAACATTACGAATTTAGACCTCAATTCATATTCACCATCTGAAGTTCCAATTTTTCTCGCTACATAACCTGGTAATTCAGGATTCATAGTACATCTTGTGAATTTCTCAAGTACATTTAAATTATCGTCTTTATCGTTGAAGTCTCTAATTACAATATCAAAGTCCCCTGTTTCAAGGTCAATGTTTTGGAATGTAATTTTAACTTGTGTGTTAGCCGCGTTACCATCAGAAATACTAATGAAGTTAAATAAATCATTAACTGTTCCACCTCGTACTTCAGATACAACAACTGGTGATGCCGGTGTTTCCCACTGACCCACAAAACTATTACCTTCTGTTGTGTATGTTAATTGTGATATCTTTAAACCTCTTACTAACCCTTTTTCATTTAGAGTTTTTAATGTTTTAGAATAAACCTCATGTACATAAACAGGAATGTCTTTTTTATCTTTTCCAAATACCGTAGTACCTAAAACTTTAGTCACATATTTCTTAGATGATTGATCTAAACTCAATGTAAATGTTTTTACACCACTCGTTAAACCTGTCACATCTAACGTGAACTCACCTAATGGGTTACTTGAAATTTCTGAACCTGACGCCAATATGTTTGCAGATGCAGTAACTTCTAAATTAAGTGTCTGTCCAGCATATGAACCTCTTGATCTTAAACATGCCACTACTTGACCACCATATTCGTTTTCAACTGCAGCATATTCATACTGTGTAATTTTCCATCCATTACTTACTGTGTCATAGACAAAAAGATATCCATAAACACCATCGATAACACCTAAACTTTCTTTAAAGAATACGTTATACCAATTAGTGGTTGAGTTACTTCCAATAGGACCTGTAACTTGATCCGCAGTTAATAATCCTGCAGTGTCCGAAGATTCAACATGTCCAATAGTGAACCACTTAGTGGAACCAGTAGAAACCGTAATACTTTCAATAAACGCCTGTACTGTTGAACCGTCAGTTGCTGTCTTACCAGTAAGATCTGAAATAAATGAAGATGTTTGAATGATGTTAGTTGCTCCTGTAAGTGTTTCAGATGTACTATTAGTTAAGTCATCAGTATCTACTGTTATACCCCCTAATGTTTTTATCGATACAGATTGACCTGGTTTGTACCCTGTTAATCCTAATACTCTCGTTACGAAAAGTTGATTTGATTCTTGTAAATACGATTTCGCAACATACCCTAACTCATATTTTGGATTTCCATCCGAATATTTAGTCGGAGAAGTTGGTCCGAAATATGTTTTGAATTCGTCAAAATTTCTTATTAGTATTGGTTCGAACGCTGGACCTTGTATAGTCTCTCCCGCCAATCCCAATGTAGTTACCCCCACACTTTGAGCTACGAACGTTAAATCTTTCTCTGATGTATAAACACCTGGAGAAACGAATACTCTGTTTGAATTTGCCATTGATTACTTTAGTTAAATATTTTTATTGTTTATTATAAATATCCTGAATTTTAGTAAAGAGACCGACAGTTTTCTATTTGGGTATATTTAAGGATCCTTTTTTATCTATATTTATCTTTATGGGGAATAAAAACAGTAAAAACCTTAAAATAGGGGAAGAACATCATAATAAGTTAAAAAAATATTGTGATGTCAACGGATTTAAAATGTACAGAGTTGTTGAAAAGTGGATAGATCAACATTGTAAGGTTAAAAAAGACGACCTTTACGGGGAGTAATTAGTGGAGATAAGTTACACCTACAATAGTACCAACACGTGGTGTACCTAATAAGGTTAGAGTAGTTCTACCTGAAATTTCAAATGCTTCACCTTCTAATTGTGTCAAACCATTTAGGTCAAAACTAACCACACTATCAATCGTATTTGTTGTTGTGAAC